CCTTAATCAACTCAAAACAATCCCCCAATCTTATATCAATCATTTTAATAACCTCTTTTTTTACCTTTGGTTTTTAGATAGAATTGGATTGCTGGCAATTCCCCCGAGTTGATTTGTTGTATCAATTTGTTTTCAACAAAATCTAAACACATCTCATTAACTTTTTTTACCTCTTCTTGAAACTCCATATTGTTTTTCCAACTGTCAAGTTCAGTTCTTGTAATGTCTGACTTTTGTAATGCAACAGAAACTATACCTAATGAACTTGATAATTCTTTAATGAATTGTTCTTGTTTTTCGTTCATCTATTTTATATTGTTCTTTTCCTTTTTTATTTTTTTTTCGTTCTCTACAAACTTACTTAAACTATCAGCACTTTTTGACAGTTTGTTAAGGTGGTCTTGGTCTAACCTATTAATCTCCCGTTGTGTTTTCACATTTCTTATTCTATCAATTTCATCACCTAAAGGTTCACACTTCCACATTTGCTCTAAAGAATAATATACTACAGAATATCTATAACCTGTTTCAGTATCGTATTCAATTGGGGATACTCCGTGTAAAATATCTTGTCCGTTGAATATTGTTAAACTATTGTCTGACACCTCAAGGGCTAAATCTAAAGAAGGTATAACTAAATGCCCCCCTGATGTTCCCTTCTTGAATACAACCATATTAGATAAAACACCCTTGAAATTACCAGTATCAAAATGATATTTCAATTGATTATTTTTATTTACAATGCCTGACGTAAAAGGGGTGTTACCAATTTTCCATTCATCTAAAACTTTTTCATATACTATATCTTTATGTTGTTCAAATATTTCAGGGAAATATTGTTCGTAATATTGTATAACTCTTCTAATATAGTTTGATATAATATGATGTTGTTTAGGGTGTTTTTCCGCCATACTTGTTATGGTGCAATAGTCATGCCTCATAGCAATTCTTGGTGAGTATCCAAATATTGCTGATGTTGATTTTAGACCCCTCGTTCTTTTACCTTCCACATAATCTATATTCTTAACCGCCCATCTTAAATCGTCAGTATTTTCTTTAATATTTTTATACAATAAGACTGGTTGATTATCAACATAAATTATTACATCATCTTTTATCATATTTTTAACATCACTCAAAAGTGCCGTTCTTTTCTTAAACTTGGCAATATCAATTTCCTTAAATTGTAAATCTAACCTTTTCATATTTATATTATTTCTTTTTGGAAAAACTCAAAAGTTTTTTCACTATTATCAAAAGTTATATTTTCACTAATATTTCTAACTCGTGTGGCAATACTTTTTAATTGACGGGGGGTTTGTGTAGATTTTCTTAATTCACGACCTGTTGAACCATCTCCGTTTATTTTTATTATAGTTGGTTTGAACATATTAATAAAAGTTTTATTTGTAAATCTATCACCTTCACAAATAACAATTGGGTTGTTTGTTGTTTTTAGATAGTGATAAAAAAACTCAAAATCACCGGCTACAGCCATAGATAGTTTATCACTCCCTTCATACATAGAACCGTCATAGTTTCCTAAAATATAAATATTTTTTTCTTTATTTAGGTTGAACTTTACCTTACCGACTTTAGCCCTGTTTTTAGTTTCAAGGTAATCAATAAGTTTTTTCATCAACCAAGTTTTACCAACACCACATTCCCCAATTACCAAATATACCTGCATATCAAAATTGTATTTTATTGTCTATTAAATCTTGGAAATAATAACCTACCATACCGCTCAAACCAAAACCAACTCTACCACCACTTGTAAAAATGTGTGTGTTTTTTAATTTGTGATAAATTAGTCCGTCTTTTATAGGAGCTGGTCTAACCCCCTTTGTTATTTCCCCCTTACCAAATCTTTTTAGGATATATGGTAAATGTGTTTTACTGGTTGTATCACCAATTCTAACCTTGCCGTTACCCCAAGGTCTTAAGGTAAAGTGTGTATAGGGTGAGGTATAATAAGTTCTTAAAGTTTGGTCAGAGTCATCAATAAACAGTGCTTGACCCAATCTTGGTCTCAAGGGTATTTCTTTTGTAAAGTCCAATAAGTTTATCCCTAAACAAACATAAAGATTTTCAGCCTCGTAAATACCATTTGTTGTCTCAACTTTTTTATTTACAAAATCAATATCTAATATAGTTTCTTGAATTGTTTCTGTTGGAGAATCTAAATATTCATCTTTATTCCATAGGAGCCAAGTATCTTTACTGACTTTTACTTCTGAACCTACGTTGACTTCATTTATTCTTAACTCGTCTTCTTGTAAAAGTATTGCCCCGTTTTCAGTCAAAAACTTTATTCCGTTGGTTACCATTTCTCTTGTAAAGGGATATTTGTATTGACCCCTAATTGTTGAGGCTGTATACCAACTCTCCGTGAGTATCCCTGCAGCACTTTTGGATGCTGACTCTGGTTTGTAGTTCCATATAATTTTTTTGTCAGTATCCTTAATTGCCCCGTATACCGATAGTCCCATAAAACCTTTACCTAAAATCAAATGTTTTATTTTCATATTAAACCCCAATATTTTTGTAACCTTGGATTATTGTTGATTTCCATTATTCTATGGAGGTCTTCACCAATATTGTATTTCCCGTGTTTATAGGAGTGGTATTTACACAAACAAGTTTCAAGAGTAAGTAAGTCCCCCGTGTTGAAAAAGAATCCATTAGGAACGTTTTTAGATATGTTAAATGCGTTTTGGATATGTTCCTTGAATAGTTCTGTATTCCTATAAAGTTTAATATCTTCAGTTTCATTATTTATCATCAATAAACCTTTGAGTGGATATTCATATGCGTTAAGAAAAGTCATTTCGTCAAAATGAAAAGTAACACCAAAAACTTTATTCATAATATCCGCAGCCTTCCAACTTGCCCAATTACCCATACCTTCTAATGTTATAAAAAACTCACGAAATACCAAATAGTCAGCTCCGTCAAAAGTTTTCATAACCTTATCAAAATCTACCTTTTGTAATTTTTGTTCCCACTTACTAAAATATCTTTTTTGTTTTCTACGTTCCGCACCAAACTTTAATTCTTCTTGTGTTATTTGACCTGTGTGATATAACAGTTCTGATTCAAGATTATAAATCAAAAGTTTTTTCTTAAACAATTCAATTGTCTCATCCCGACCAAACTTATCTAAATGATTTTTTAGGAAAATATAATCGGGGTCAATATCCCCCGATTTTATAATCTCACTTGAAAAGTCATTAAATGATAATTTTTCTTTTACCACACTCATTAGTTGTTTAGTTTATTCACCTCACCATAAAGTTCAGTTAGATATTGTAATACTTTTGTATGGTTTTCAAGTTTTTCTTTATCCTTGATATATTCCAACTTTTTAATCATAACGTCATATTCTTTAGTATCAAAATAACAAGTGATTTGTTTTATCTTACCATCAATATATTTGTTTAACGCTTGGTCAAGTTCGTCTAAATCAATCTCGGGTTCTGTGTCCCCATCAATAACCCATTCAGGAACATCTAAACCCCAATCACCTAAACCATCAACGTTCCAACTATTTTGTAAAACACCCCAATCCCAGTCTCCGTAGTTTACATTGTCTTTAATAACGAATTGTTGTTTCTGTTCATCAGTCAATCCTAAAACTTGAATATAAGGAACTTGTGTAAAGTTTAATTCCTTGAGTGCTTTTAATCTCATATTTCCCCCCAACACTACCATATCTTCATCTACTACGAGGGGGCGTAGTTCTAACATTTCAGGAAACTCACTAATTGATTTCTTCAGTTTTTCTAACTGATTTTTTTTGATTGTTCTTGGGTTATTAGGATTTGCATTGATAAGTTTTAATTCAATAGTTCCTTTAGTTTCTGTTATTTTTTTTTCCATATTGTTTATTTGTTTTTATTAGTTATTACCCCTGACCCCTGTATTTCTTTTTATAGTTTCTTGAACTTTTACTTGTTGATGTTTTTGTTTTTGCGTGGACACCGGGTCTTGTTACTTTTGATTTAACAAGTTTTGTTGTTGATTGAGTTTTAACTTTAGCCATTATTTAGTTTTAGACATTTGTATCAAACCCATCAGTAGGTCTGAATATGATACCTTGTGTATCTTCCGTAGTTCTTGTAACTCGTAAGCCACTTCAGGTTTTAGCAATATTGTTTTGTAAGAATATAAATATTCTTTTCCAGTTTTAGATTTTATCTTCATCATTATCTATTTTTTGTCTCACTATTTCTATTTGTATAGGTGAGGGGGTGTTTATGGTTTCTCCTTGAGTTGTTAGGTCTACTCTACTCTGTTCACTCCATCTACTACTAAACTTATTTCTCATTATCAAACTCCACAGCCTTGAATTGAATCCGTTACCTCCGGTTTCTTCCATACTTTTATGTGCCATATTATACCAATAATTCTCACACAATTTGTGGTATTCATCAACGGCTTCATAATATTTGTTATTTCTTTTTAGTAATGCGTGGTGTCCTTCCCAAGATATACCGAGTTCTAAAAGGAATTGAGTTATGTGTTTTCCTTTACTACCAGCATCAACAATAATTTTATACCACTCTGGATTCATTGTCGTTTCTAAACGAGGTCTACCAATAGGTTTTTTATTATTTTCCATATTGTTTATTTATATTTTTAATTGTTTCTAATGCGTGTTCATAGCTTACCTTCGTTTTTACGTTGGGGTAAAGTGATAAGAATGTATCTACAAATATTTTTTTATCCCCCTCGTCATATGTAAACCCTTCAGGTTTTCCCTTGATATAAGTTTTATAAACATCAAACGCCATATTCAAATGGTCTTGAGAATCTAAATTATTAAGAACCTGTGTATTTTTTTTACAATTGCAACCCATTAGTTAGTTTTTATAATATAAATATAAGAGTTTTTTTGTAAAAAAAAAGATATAACAAAAAAAACCCTAACTCACGGACATAAGTTAGGGCTTATAAATCAATTAAGAAATCAATTTTAGATTATATTATGGGAGCAATACTATCTATAAAATAAATATATTAATAATTTTTAGTTAGTCAAGCAAATTATATTTTATTAGGTTACCTACTAATTTATTATTTAACTAGACTAGTAATTTATATTTTATATTTAGGAAGGAAGGGAGTAAGTCCGCTC